ACCACACTGAGCGGGGCATCGTTTCCTCCTTGGTTGACTGCGACCACGCGGCTTGCCCCCGAGCCCATCGGCTCGGTTCCCGCGTGCGTTTCGACCCTGCCAGAGGTGCTCGGTGCGGTGGGTCGCTCGGGGGTATACCCGAGCCCGGCTGTCGCCGGTCATCAGAGAGTCGCCGCACCTTCTGGAACGAAGGGGAGGATGTGTGTGCCGCGCTACCCTCCCTCGGACGGCTGTCGTTGGCGCAGGTGGGCGGCGGCAGGTGGCTCGATGGTGAGCGTACCGCTGGCCCTGGCTCCACGCGGGTCACGTCTCAGGTGCTCCTCACTGGGTGGCGACTCTACGTCGCTCCCTTCCCGGCTCTGCGCTGCGCCTCCTACTGGCGGGGGGAGTGTTCCGGGTGGAAACCCCATGATCGGGGCAGCACCCCCGAGAGTCCATCCCTCGAAAGGGTGATCTTCATGACACGAACGTACATTCGCTTTGGGATGCCTGCTGGGTTTGCGACGCACCCCTGTGCGTCCAGGTGCGCATGACTGCGCCGGACACGGAAGGCACTGACCCCACGGGAGAGCTACAGGAGGAGCAGGGAGACGATCCAAGACCTATCTTCGAGGGTGACTGGCGTACTGCGACAGGAGTACAGAAGGGAGACCATTCGGAGCGGGTTCGCCAGTGGCGGGCTCGCCACCCTGGGAGTGAGGGGGGAGCAGGAACGACCCCCGACCCTTCCTCCGTTTCTGGCTTGGTTCCACCGTCGGCGCCCGACGCCAATGACGTAGAGACCACGTTGCAGGCCATGAGGGCGATCATCGCCGACCCCAACGCCCTCGACACCTCCAAGGTGGCGGCGGGGAAGGTGCTCGTGCAGGCAGCAGGGGCAGGCGCCCGAGGTGGAGGGGGCGACGCCACCACTGCATGGCTCGCACGTAGGGACGCACTGAGGGAGCTACCCCCACATGACAGGCTCGCGCTGCTTCGTGAGGTGCTCGACCTGGACAAGGGAGGCACCGAAGACGCCGACGAGCTTGGCGACGATGACGCCTGGCCAGACTGACAGAAGGCGGGGGAGCCCTCCCCCCGCGGCGATGTCGGAGTCCCGGAGGTTCAGAGCGGGAACCCGCCGTCAGCATCGTCCACACCCGCACGAAACGTAACGAGGAGGCATCATGGCACTCGCAAAAGGCCCAAAGGTCTTCGGCCACTCCCTAGACAACACGGGAGGCCCCGGCCACTACTCAGGAGAGCCCGCAGAGGCAAAGCAGGCCGTCTCCGTGGGGCATACCTCGAACAAGTCCGCCTGACGCTGTTCCCAGCGAGGCAAACGTAACGGCGAAGGGGGCAAACGTAACAGCCCCCAACCAGGCTCGACCGTACGGGAGGAAACGTAACATGGCGAAGTCCCAGCTCGACAGGATCGAAGAGAAGCTCGACAAGCTCCTGGAGCGCGCCCAGCCCATCGAGGAGCTGATGCTCCCCGGTCACGTCGTAGATGGGCTCGCCAAGCGTTACGGAACACCCTCACTCGCTACGGCAGGGCCTGGCGAGACGCTTCCCTTCAAGCAGAAGCCGATCACGGCCGAGACGCGCCCGGATCCGTTCGGTGGCGCTCCGCCCGTGAAGATTCAAGAGGCCGACCCCGACCCGCTCGGGTTCCTCGGCCTCTCGCCCTTCCGTGACGGAGAAGAGCCCCACGAGGTGAAGCAGAAGGCGGTTGAGGCGAAATGACGATCAACCCGCTCGACGACCACGTTCCCGTTCGCGAGTTCTCGCAGAAGGCCCTCATGGAGTACGTCCTCCAGTGGATCCAGGACAACCCCGGTGGAGGGTCAGGCGTTACTCTTCGCGTGGCAGGTGTCGATGTCGGCACCCGCGCCGCGCTCAACCTGATCGAGGGCGCGAACGTCTCGATCTCCGCGGTAGATGACGCACCCGGCGGCGAAGTGGAAGTCACGATCACCGCCACGGGCGGTAGTGGCTCTTCCGGCCACGACGGTATGCCCGGCCTCGACGGCGATCCCGGAGAGCCCGGCGAACCTGGGCCTCCCGGCCCGGCTGGGGTAGCGGGCGCCGCAGGCGCTCCCGGTGGAACCGGCCCGGCTGGCGCCCCCGGCCAGATCGGGCCATGGGGCTTCGACGGCGACGAGGGCGCAGAAGGCTTCCCCGGACAACCGGGGCCGCGCGGCACAGCAGGTACAGCAGGCGCTCCTGGAGCCGCCGGACAACCCGGCCTCCAGGGGCCATTCGGATTCGACGGTCAAGACGGCGAGGACGGCATGTCTCTCCCCGGCCCCGCGGGCTCATCCGGCGCAGCCGGAGCCCCAGGCTCCCCAGGCGTGCCCGGAGCCGCAGGCCCCGCCGGAATCGGCATCCCCGGCCAGGACGGCGAGGACGGAGACTGGTTCTTCCTCCCCGGCCAGCCCGGCGCCAAGGGCGACACTGGAGCGCCCGGCGCAGGCGGTTCTGGCGCCACGGGGAGCACCACCGTAGATCTCGGAACGCCCGGCGTGGGTCTCGTCAAGAAGGCCATCGCCGACGCGGCCGTAGGAGCCTCTTCGGTCGCCGAGGCGTTCATCATCGCGAAGGCCACCGCCGATCACAGTGCCGACGAGCACACGCTTGAGAACCTCAACGTCACCGCTGAGGCTGTTGCCGGAGTCGGCATCAACATCTACGTCATGGACATGAACAAGGCCCCGGCCAGCGCTTACGGCGTTTGGTCTGTCGGGTGGCGCTGGGCATAAGGAGAGCGAATGGCGATTCAGCTTCAAGGCGCAGGCGCAGTCAACATCGGTTCGAGCGAGGACGCTTCTGCACCGATGCACGTTGCGTTGCATCCCTTCGCGGGGAACGCCTACCGCTACGCGGGCTTCACTGGCACCATCGGCGCGGCTCTCGGAGCCAACTCTGAGGTGCTCCAGTTTCGGTTTCTGACCGGCACCAAGACCAAGTGCGTCGTCCGTAAGGTCATGTTCGATGGCATCGGCATCGTGGCCGTCGGCACGGCCCTCGGCCCGCTCGGGTTCATGGTCAAGCCAGCTAGGTCATGGTCGGTCGCCGGTTCCGGCGGTACTCGTATCGCTGTCACGGGCGACAACCTCCAGTTGCGCCAGGCCAACCCGGCGTCCCAGGTGAACGACCTTGGCATCGCCACGACCGGCGCGCTGACAGCGGGCACCAAGACGCTCGACGCGAACGCGATGGGCCAGGTGCTCTTGAGCATCGGTACCGGAGCGGTGACCACCTACCAGATGCTCTCGGCGGTGCAGCCGCTGATCGACGTGTCCGGCGGCGGAGCGCCGCTTGTGCTCGGCGACCAGGAGGGCTTCTCCATCCTCACCACACATGTCGGCCCCGCAGGACTCACCTACGCGGCTGGCTTCACCATCGACTGGCTCGAAGTAGCCGCCTTCTAAGGAGAGAACATGCCCGGCATCCCTAAGAGAGTCGTAGGCCCCGCCCTGGTGGCCACCGGCCCGACGACGGTCTACACCGTCCCGGCGAGCACGCGCACCGTGTTGCGTCACATCCACATCCAGAACCCATCGGGCTCAGTCGTGACCTTCTCGCTGTCCATCGGCGCGGACGCGGCAGGCACGCGCTTGTGGGACGCCTTCTCGATACCCGCCGCAGCGGCCGGTGAGCGTGAGTCCGTCAAGGACTTCTACGTCTACCTCCCTATGGAGGCGACGGAGACGATCCAGTTGAAGGCCGGGACGAACAACATCCTCACCGCCACGATCAGCGGGGACGTGATCCAGCTCTCCTAATGACTGATCTTGGAACCCCCGGAGAGCTGCGTCCCCTTGCCGAGCAGGTGCTCGTCTGGGTGCAGCGTGAGCGGTCGTGGAAGTCGCCGGAAGACGTGCTTATGCCGTCCGAAGATGACATCCGCCGCATTGAGCTGATGGCCCTCGCCGTCCGCGAGTGGTCGATGTTCTTGACCTTGTACGGCCTCAACCAGAAGGAGTCCCATGCGTAAGGCCATCGTCATCTTCATCGCCGCTCTCGCGCTCTCTCTTGTGGGAGCGCAAGCGGCGCTTGCCATAGGCCCTCCGGTCATCAACTCTGGCCCGGCTAGCCCGACGACCGCAACGGACGCCACCTTCGTCTTCTCTCTCGACATCCCGCCCCCGAACAACACGATGGTCGCGGAGTGTTCGCTTGACGGATTCCCCTTCACGGTCTGCGCGAGTCCGAAGACTTACTCGAACCTCTCACCGGCCACCCATCAGTTCCAAGTGCGCCAGAAGAAGTGCAAGGACGGCGTGTGCTCGCGCCCCTCTTCTCCGGCGACCTACTCTTGGACGATCACCGGCAGCGGCGGCAACCCCCCGAACATCGCGGGCGTCACTGACCCCTCCACCAACGAGGGCCTGAACGCCGTCTTCCGGGTCTGGTTCACCGGCCCGACCGTAGCCTCGACGTTCCGCCTGGGGGTCACGTATAGCACCGCCTCGGCCGCGGACATCGGCCCGTTCACCTACTCGACCAACGGACAGTCCACCTGGCAGTCTCCGGCCGGTAACGGTGACATGACGCTGCCCGCAGGGCTCGCGGAGTTCCACATCCGCACCATGGCCCTCATCGACGGGCTGGCGGAGGCCAACGAGCGGTTTGACATCTCGATCTCTCCGATCACGAACGGAGGCACTGTCACAGGCAGCGCCTTCGCGACCATCATCGACGTGACCCAGCCGCCCGGAGTGGAATACCCGGCCTCCTACTTCACGGGCCCGCTCGGACAGGGCAACCTCCTGCCGACCGAGGACGGAGCCTTCCTGATCGCCTGGATCAACGCTCCGTTGTCAGAAGGATCGGGTTGGCCAGTCCATCAGGCCCAGATCGTCCAGCGTGAGTTCGAGATCGGGCGCGCGTACGACGGCCTCATGGTGACGGACTGGAACTTCGAGTGGGGCGAGAACCACATGTCGTGGATCAACTCTCGTGGCAGTATCCCCATCGCGAGCCTGAACTTCGGCTCTAGCGCGAGCGTGCTCAACGGCTCGCAGAACTTCACCATCGACACCTATGCGGCCCACTACGCGGCGATGCCGTTCAAGGTGATGCTCCGCCTCAACCACGAGTTCAACTACGCGGGCCTCTCGTACACGTCGGTCGGCAACACGCAAGGCTTCGTGGACGCCTGGCGTTACGTCGTCAACCGCTTTACAGCGGCTGGCGCGAGCAACGTCGGCTTCTGGTGGAGTCCCGCCGAGGGCGGTGACCAGTCTCGCGCTGCAGACTGGGCCTCCTACCCCGGTGATGCGTACGTGGACTGGGTGGGTTCCGACCAGTACAACCACTGCTACGTCGGAGAGGACTGCTACGCCACGCCGTACACCCCAGGCTGGGCTTCTTTCGGCGCGATCCTGGACTACGCACCCACTCCTCCGTGGGATCCTAACGCCACTCCGATCCCCACGAAGCACAACCAGCTCGGCCCCAGCAAGCCGTACATCGTCGGAGAGACCGGGACGGTCTACGACGCCGCGAACCCGTCCCTCAAGGGGCAGTGGTACGACGCGATCCCGGAGTACGCCGACGCCAACATGGAGTGGTTGCGCGGCGTCGCCTTCTTCGACGTGAACGCGGCGGAGCAGGGCGAAGACCCGAAGAACAACTGGCTCGTGGACTTCCCGACCTCGAATCCGTCCGTCCTCCAGGGCTTCCGCAACATGGCCCAAGACCCGTTCTTCAACGCACGATGAACCAGGCGTTCCTCGACGCCACGTCCCTTCTCGAAGAGGGCTACACCTGGATGCCCCAGGTGCTACTGATCGACCTCGTGGCCTTTCACGCGCTAGTCCGTCTGTACCGACGGCGCGGCCAGAGGATCGAATGATGGCCTACCTGTCCGACCAGACCAAAGGAGCTTCAGATGCGTGATCGTTTTTTCTTGCGATGGGCGGGCCTCCTTGCCCTCGTCGTTCTTGTAGCGGTGCCCGCGGCGTCTGCACTAGACACAGCACAGGCTCAACTGGCTGCGGCCGAGTCCGCTGTCGACATCCCATCGAGGGGCGTACAAGCCATCGTTAGTGTTCCGCAAGTGGTTCTCGACGGCGGTTCTGTCGTCTACAGCCATGTGAGGCTCGAAGCGGACGCCGGTCATGCCCAGATCGGGTGGATGAAGTCAGAGGGTAACTCCAACAGCGACTTCGACTGCGACCCTGGGGGCAACGATGGAGGTGTCACCTTCGCCGGTATTCAGATCGAATCGCGGATCGGTGACACTTACTCCTGTCAGTTCATGGCAACCCCGCTCGGATATACCTGGGGGCAAGCGGTCGAGATGCGGGTTCAGTACGTCGGTACGGAGGAAGGCGACCCTGAGATCGACGGGGATTTCATCGCCTGGTTCGACAACTTCATTCCGTTCACGATGTATGACCTTGGCTGGATACCGAGTTTCGTAGGCACGGCCGCGAGCGTTGGAAGTGAATGGTTCGCGGATTCGGCCGACTCTCCTTACCTATACAGGACGGCTTTCTCCGGCTTGGCATACCAGCCTGTTGATGCAGAGTTGGAAGATCCTTTCGTAGTTGCTGACGATGCACTCTTCCATCCGAAAGACCCTGTTTCGGAGCCGTTTGCATATAACTTCTACCACGGTTCTGACACTAACAGCGGCAGTATCGTCTACCCGGCTGAATCCATTATTTCCAATATGGTGCTCGACAACTTCAACCGTGCGGATGAGAACCCGCTCTCGTTCGGCGGCAACTGGGCGCAGGGTCATACCTCTTGGTGTACGCATCCGCTGAAAGTTCTTTCCAACCGAGCGCGCTCGACCGCCAACAACTTCAACGGTGCCTACTGGACGCCCTCAACGTTCTCTGGGGACATAAAGGTATTCGGCAAGATGACAGACGGTTGGCCGACGAACTCCGCTTCCCAGCTAGGGCTTCTGAAAGACGTGACCGGAAACAACACTGTCGACGGCTATGTGACCTTCCTCGTCAAGACGATTGGTGGCTACAAAGTCCAGATACGCAGACTGACCAACAATGTCGCGACGATACTCAAGAACGTGTCTATGCCGGTCAATCCAGTACCCGGCGACCTGCTTCTGTTCCGCACAAACGGAGCCCTTCTACAGACCTTCATCTCGAAGGACTTGGGGCTAAGTTGGCTGAAGATCACGGAACACTCGGACAACACCTATCGCACCGGGCTATCGCTACACATCGGCGTAGGAGCAACGAGCGGCGGCGGGCCGGGTTGGGACGACTTCGGCGGCGGGCTCGACTAATGAAGCTCCAGGGCATCATCTACGTCATGGTCGTGGCGCTGGCCGCGGTGGCATGGTTCGCCCCGGTGGGCACCTCGCAGGAGGTGCTCCCCGAGCAGTCCGTGCTTCTCACCGCGTGCAAGTCGGCGACCCAGCTCGGACAGATCGGAGGCGTCAACGTCTCCCGCTGCCGGAAGGTCGTTGTGGTTGAGGAAGGGAACATCGCGCTCGTCACCGTGAAGGTCTGGGTGGACGGGCAGGGTACGTTCATCATTCGCTTCGCGTACCAGAAGAGCGTCTGGAGTCAGTCCGCCGTGGATGTGCAGCCGGGATGAGGCTGGTCGCGGTCACGACCGTGATCTGGTGCGTCGTCGCGGTCTTCTGGTGGTTCACGATAGGAGCCGAAGTGGCACAAGCCCAGTACTCCCCCAGGAGCTTCAACGAGGCGTTGTCCGAGTTCATGGGCAGGCCGATCCGCGTGGGCTACCAGGGCGGACAGGGCAACCTCTTCGCGAGTGGAGCCACCTCAAACGCTAAGGTCGGGCGCATCCACCTCCAGCGTCCCCACTATCGCGCGCTGACTTCGCAGGATCCGAACGCCGAGGGCCTGCCCCTCGCGCTCGGGATGCTGGCGCACGAGATGGGCCACTACTCGCCCGGCGCGGCGGACTACCGCGGCACGCCGAACGGCACGGGGGGCTTGGACTACGATCTCAGCGTCCCAGAGGGGCTCGCCGACACCTACGCCTACACGAACATGCTCAAGATCGCCAAGTTCCTCGGCTACAGGCAGCCGAAACTTGTGGCCGCTCGGGCCGTCACCCGGTTCAAGCAGTTCCGCAAGGCCAACCCCTACGATCTGTGATCGGGAGGCCCTAATGCCCATGCCCCGCAAGTACCGCAACAACGCAGAGAAGCAGGCCGCGTACCGTGCGCGCCAGAAGGCGGGCAGGGTCGTGCCGCATCCCACGCGAGGCAACGAGGCCATCACCCGGCGTGTCATGGACGAGGGTCGCAAGTCCCTCGACGCCATCCTCGGGGACAGGAAGAAGTGAGCCATGGGGCTACGCGGGAGCAAACCCGAACCCCAGAGCTGGAGCTACCGTTGCTCGATCTGCGCGATGAGCTACCCGATGGTCGGGCCGTGCAAGATCTGCGGCGAGCCTACTTCTGCGATCTCGCACTCCCCTCCCGACCCTGACTGGGAGTACAAGGTGGAGCTAGCTCTCGCGGTCGATCCCGAGTTCTTCGACAAGCCGACGCACTGGCGCTTCGAGCAGCTCGTGTTTGCCGGAGCCCCAGTCAAGTTCGCCGAGAAGATCGCCGCTGACCGCACCATCGACCTGCACAAAGCGTGCAAGCTCTTCCGTGAGGCGCCTGCGGATCTCGCGGTAGCGATCCTCCTGTGAACGAAACTGACCCCGATCCTGGGGCGGTACAACGACCGGCACTGTCGCGGCTACGGGCCGCAGATGTGCAGAAGGAGTACAGCGATGGCTGAAAAGCTGATCGTCAACGGTACGAACGCGGCTCTTGCCGCGCAGGGGGAGACCACCCCCGCTTTCACGGCTGCGAACTCGACGGGCGCGATCACGGCGGCGGAAGCCGACGCGGTGGCTGACCTGGAGGGGTACGCGGTCATGAAGCTGAACGCCACCACGGCAGGCAAGGCAGCCGTGATCCTGACCCTCCTCGACAACCTCTCGTCAGGGCTCGACCTGAGCACTACGGCCAAGCGTAAGCAGTTCCGCCTCAAGGCGGGCTTGCAGGACTACGTTGACCTGCTCAAGTCGATCCCGTCACAAGGAGCGTGAGTCATGGCTCACTTCATCGAAGAGCGCGAGATCGTCATTCCGGTTGGCGTCGAAGTGGTGAAGGTCGTCGGTTCGCGAGACGGCACCTACACCGGCTCCAAGTTGCTCGTGAAGGCCCACTCGGACGTGAACGCTGCGACCGCTAAGGGCCTCGGCGACGACCTGGGCGACAACATCAAGACGGCGTACGCCTGATGTTCCCCGACTGGGATCTCATCCTCAACGTGGCGAGTGGAGTTCTGTTCGCATGGGCGGTCATCACCGTGGCCAGCCTCCTCTTCGGAGCGGCTCGAAGGTGACCCAGCCCGAGGAACAGCCCTCGGCGATCAGGGTGCTCCCCCCTGACTACAACCCGAACGTGGACGGGGGGCGCATCGCGTGGCAACTGTTCGATAGCTGGATGGTTCCGCCGAGAGAAGTGTTCCTCCGCAAGAACGACGAAGGGGAGACCATCGTGCTCGCGTACGGCGGTCACCCCATCGTCTTGTAACCGACGCTCAGTGGATGTGCTCTGCGCGGGTTCGACTCCCGCCGTCGGTTTTGCCCCCGCTGGACTCCCGTCGCGTAGCCGCGAGGAGACCACCTTGGTGCGGGGGCTCTTACCGAAAGGACATGATGTACCCGAATGACGCTCTGGCTCTCACAGTTCCTCTTACGGTGGTGGTTGCGGCTGATCTCACTCCTCTGATGGTTGGTGGGATGGCTGGAGCTGTGTCGCTCGGGGGCATCTACCTGTCGCATCGACTGGCCTCGAAGAAGATTGCGGAGATCCACGTTCTCGTGAACAGTCGCCTTACCGAGGCCCTCAATGAGATCTCTGATCTCAAGACCATCGTGGCACGCAAGGATTCAGTCATCCAAGAACAAGCCGAAGAGAAGGAGTTGAGGCGCAAGTGATGGACTGGTGGGAGGCCCCCGAGTGGGGCAAGCCTGTGGTCATGAAGTTCCCCGACCGATCACGGTCATCGTCGATACCCGTGAAGCAGATCGGATGCTCAGGAGGCCCCGCTTGCGAGTGCCTCCGCGTCCGCGTCTTCGCCGAGCGGCCGATGCGAGCTGAGGTGCTGTGTGACCGAAAGACACCTGACCAGGGCTGAGGCCCTGGAGCACTACAGGTACGAGAAGGCGCAGTCACACCCGCGCTTCCTCCTGCCCCACATGAGCGTCCCGGACTCCCGCGAGGGCGTCTTCTTCCAGTTCGCCACGTTGAGCTGGGAGGAGGCAGTCGAGCTGGAGATGCCGTTCCTCGCCGAGAACATCTACCGCGGCGACGAGCCCTTGGGCGAGACGAGCTGGGGCTGGCAGCGCGACTACCTCGACTTCATCATCGACAACCCGTTCACGGTCACGCTCAAGGCGCGGCAGCTCGGGGTGTCGTGGATCTGGGACGGCGCGATCTGCTGGGATCTCCTCTTCTTCGCGGGCATCGACGACTTGATCTACTCGATCAAGGAGGACGACGCCATCGAGCAGATCAACCGCGTGTGGGATCTCTGGCTCTCCCTCCCCGACTACATGAAGGTCGGGCTCAAGGTGCTCAAGCCGTGGGGCGATGCTCGCCCCTCGAACCGCATCGAGATCGAGCACCAGGACGGCCGTGTCTCGACCGTGACGGGGATGCCCGCCACGAAGAAGTCCGGCCACTCGCGCGTCGCCCGGCGCGTCCTCTTTGACGAGGGCGCCCACCAGGAGTTCGCGCGGCCGATCTGGAAGGCCATCATCCCCGCGGCAGGCGACTCGGGCGGCAACATCGGCGCGGTCTCGACCGCGAACGGGATGTCCGACGGCGCTGGCGGCGGCAACTTCTTCCACGAGCTGTACTCCGGCGCGGGCGGGGTGGACTACCCCAACGTGAAGGCGATCTTCCTCGACGTGTTCCGGCACCCGCAGCGCGACGAGAAGTGGTACGCCTCGCAGAATCTCGACGCCTCGTCCATGGCGGAGCAGTACCCGCGGGACGACGACGAAGCCTTCCTCCTCACCGGCAACCCGTTCTTCGAGCTGGAGGCCCTCCACTACTACGCCCGCGAGGCAGCAGTCGAGCCCCTCGGCCGGTATGCGTTCAAGACCTTCGGCACCAACATGGCCGCGGCCCGACTCACACGAGTGGACGGCGGCGAGCTGGAGATATACCGGCGTCCGACCGAGGACGGCAGCTACTTCATCGGCGCGGACTGTGCGACCGGCGACGGCAAGGACTACTCGGTGGCCGCGGTCATCGACCTTGCCGACGGCGCCCCGTGCGCCGAGCTACGGATGAAGGCCGACTACACGGACTTCACGCGCTCGCTCCACTTCCTCGGCCGGTACTACAACAGCGCCTGGATCGCCCCAGAGAAGGGCGGCGGCTACGGAGACGTGGTGATCGCCTACCTCCGCGACGGCCACGAGGGGCGCAAGCCCTACGCGCGGCTCTACCGCCACCGTCAGTTCGACGACCCGCGGCAGAAGACCCGGAAGGTGTACGGCCTGCCGATGACGAAGCAGACGCGCGGCATGGTCGTGTCCGAGCTGAACGAGTGGGTCAACAAGCACCACTGGCCGTGGCTGACCAAGCGGTTCCGCACCGAGGCCCGCACGTTCGTGCGCCGCACCTCCGGGCCGAGCCCAGCGGCGGATGACGGCGCGAACGACGACTCGATCATGGCATGGGGCATCGCGCTCCTGCTCTACGCCCGGTACGGCACGGGCCACAAGTTCGACCGGCGGAAGCAGAAGGCCGAGCCCCGCCCGACCCCCGTAACCAACCCGCTCCAACCTAGTTCGAGGAGATGACGATGATTCCACCCGACATGCAGGCGATGCTCGGCGGCGGGGGTGCTCCCGCAGGCCCCGCAGGAATCCCGCCCGAGCTGGCCGCGCTCATGGGTGGCGGAGAAGCGCCCCCGGAGGAGGCCGCAGGCCCGTCTGTTGTGGACGGACAACCCGGCGGCGGCGTGGATGCTCTGACCATGGCCATCGACGCCATCCAGGACGCCATCGACGCAGAGGCCGACCAGGAGGACATCCAGGTCATGCTCAAGTGCCAGCAGCAGCTCCAGAGCATCCTCGCCAAGAACCAGAAGGAGGCCGACGGCATGATGCAGGGCAAGATGTCCCCGCGCGGGACGCGCCAGGCAGCCGCGGCAGCCGGGGGCGGCGAGTACTGACGTGGCGAAGAGGAAGAACCAGGACGCGCTTGACCGCGCGGTGAAGTTCATCGACGACTGCCGCGGCCATCACGACAAGCTGATGCGCGAGGTGGACACGCGGAGCGACGCCTACCACGGCGTCGTGAAGAAGAACTCTGCCGCCGCCGAATGGCGGTCGAAGGTGTACGGCAAGTACGCCATGCACATCGTTGAGACGACCCTGGCCTCGCTCGTGGAGGACAAGCTCCGCTTCAAGATCCGACCGCGGATGACGCTGGCTGACCTCAACGACCCAGGAGCCCCCGAGCGCCTGCGTCTGGGTGCGGAGGCGCACACCATGCTCTTCGACTGGCAGTCACGGCAGTCGAAGTTCACGCGCGTCCAGCGCCCGTTCCTCCTCCAGAACGCCATCGCGGGGATCACCTTCGCCAAGACCTACTGGGAGGAGCGCGTCGAGCGCCGCCGCCGGATGATCACGGTGGATCGACCGCTGCTCGACGACAACGACGAGCCCATCCTGCACCCCGTGCATGGCCCGGTGATGTACCCGCAGCTCGAAGAGGACGTGCGTCCGGTGTCAGTCTATGACGGCCCGATGACGGACGTGATCGACGCCCACGACATGTTCTGGGCGGAGAACGCCACCACCCTCTCGCAGTCGCGCTACATCGGCCACCGCATCCGCATCTCCCGCGAGGACTTGGAGCGCGGCTTCCGCGACGGCGGGCCGTACGGCCCCGAGCAGGGCGGGTGGAGCTGGAAGGTCGTGTCGGCCGGACTCGGCGAGAACCGCCAGGGAGACCGCGACGGCGGGCCACGCTGGAGCGCCAAGGAGCAGACCCATGACAAGGATCTCCTCGAAGTCATGGAGGTGTACGACCTCTTCACGAAGGAGGTGATCACCTACGTCAACCGCACGCAGCTCATCGCGTACAAGGATCAGTTCCCCTTCTTCCACGAGCAGCCGCCGTTTACCGTCTGCACCACGCAGCCTGACCTCTTCCAGATCGTCGGCGTGAGCCAGATCGAGAAGGTCGAGGCGCTCCAGACGATGCTCTGGCGGATCCAGAACCAGTCGCTCGACTCCCTGGAGTTGATCAACACTGCCATCGTCATGTACCGTCCCGATCTGGAGGACGCGGACGCGCTCGTGTTCGCTCCGGGAGCGATGTGGGCGGTCGAAGATCCCGAGCAGGTGAAGATGTGGTCGCCGGAGGGCTACCCCGCTGACATCTCGCTCAACCGCGAGGGCCTGATCAAGGGTGACATGCAGCAGCTCGCCGGAGGCTTCCCATTCTCCTCGGGAGCCGAGTCGCAGACGGTCGATCAGAAGACGGCCACGGGCGCGAGCATCGTCTCGCAGCTCGCCCAGCGCAGCATCGACATGGCGAAGCAGCCGGTCTACGACGCCTGGGAGGACATCGGCAACCAACGCCTGATCCTCAACAACCAGTTCATCCGCGAGACCACGCTCGTCACCGTCCTCGGCCTCGAAGGGGTCGAAGAGGTGAAGCAGATCGAGCCCGAGCTGCTCGCCGGAGACTACGAGTTCGAGCTGGAAGCGATCCCCGACGCGATCATGAAGCAGCAGAACCAGGCGCAGGCGCAGGCCATGGTTCAGATCTTCCAGGGGCTCGCCCCGATCCAGCTCCAGCTCGCCGCGCAGGGTATGGCCAGCATGATCAACTTCGACGCCGTGGTGAAGTACTACCTCAAGGCTATGGACATCGAGGACACCGAGCAGTTCTTCATCGCCAAGCAGCCCGGCCCTGGCGCCGCGGTGGATCCGCAGGGCTCGCAGCCCGCACCGGGTGAGGGGGCTCCGCTAGGCATCACCGCGGGCGAGGGCGGCACCGCCCCAGGCACGCAGTTGACCAGCTCGCCAGACCAGAACATGCAGCGGGCGCTCTCCATGGGTGGTGATCCGGGTGGCACTAACGTCTGATCGCATGGCGCTCCTGTCTCGCGTCGCGGCCATAGCGGACGACGAGCTTGAGCTGATGGTCAAGATGGCCGACGCGGGCGCCTTCGCAAGCGACCCGCCCCTCGACCCTGACGACATCCTCGACGAGGAACAACTCCAGTCTGTCCAGATGAACGTCGCCGTCCTCAAGGAGCACGAGGCGTTCAAGCATCTCGCGATCTGGATTCGCTCGAAGCGTGCGCGCTACTGGCTGCGCATCGCCGAGGGCCTGGCCAACAACGACAAGCCTGTCGATCAACGTGAGATCGACTTCAAGCGCGGGTTCTGGACGGGGGCCAACTGGTTCGCGTCCGTAGCGCCCGGACAAGCCGCCGCCGCCTTCCTGCGGCGCGCGGCCGACGACGAAGCAAGAGAGGAGTTGACTGACTGATGTCAGAACTCGAATCCGAGCTGCAAGAGCAGTTCGAGAAGGACGGCACGGCACAGTTCGTGAGAGATCACATCGCTGCGGCCAACGCCGTTCAGTCCCCCGAGGCGGATGCCGAGGACACGGACTCGACCCCGAGTGAGACGGACGAGCTTGACACGACAGAGCCCGTCACCCCGGAGGAGCCGACTGCGGTCGCCTCCCCGGTCGAGGACGAGGCCGTCGAGCCGCTCGCGGACGGAGAGGACGAGGAGATGTTCCTCGAACTCACGCCCGAGTTGGAGGCTCTCATCAACGAGAAGTACGACGGCGACATCAACAAGGCGCTCAACGCCTTGCCGAACGCCCAGTCGGTCATCGGACGCCAAGGCAACGAGCTGGGCGATGTCAAACGCCAGCTCGCTGAGATCCAGGAGCAACTCGCCCGTCCGGCCCCGCAGTCCTACGCAGCGTGGCCAGACCCGGACGACGAGCCCGAAGAGATCGTCCCCGTCTACCGCGAGATCGCGGAGGCAGCGTTCGTCAACGAAGACCCCCAGACCTTCATCAGATCGGTGGAGACCTGGGCTCAGGTAGACCCCCTCGGGGCTGCCACGTTCCGCGACTCTAAGCGAGTCGAGCTACTCCTCCGGGAACGGGAAGATCAACCCCTCTCGGCACAGGATGACCTCGAACCGCGCATGGCCGCGCTCGTGGCGAAGTACCCAGAGATCCAGAAGCCCGAGATCCAGCAGGAGATCGGGAAGCTGGCGCAGGCACGGCCCACCCTCGGCCGGTTGCTTGCGGACGCCACGACCGAAGAGCGCGTTCAGATCCTCGAAGATCTGTACGTCGAAGTTGCGGGCCGACAAGCGTCGGACACCTCGCAGACGGCGCTCAGGCGTGTGGCGATCAAGCGAAGCGAGGAAGCCACTCAGGCACGGCAGGCGGCGCAGGTCGCCCGCGGTGGCGGTGGAACACCGAAGCCGACGGAGCCCGAGGACGTTCGTATTCCCATGGGGAAGACGAAGCAGTCCATGAGCGCCAACAAGCTCGGTGCAGAACTCGAAGCGATCTTCGGCCACAAGGTCGAGATCGGCGAGTGAAACGGGCCGTCCCTCCTGGGACGACACCCCTCCGTTAGCACCACTCCAACAAACGGAGGAGGGCCATCATGGCTCTTGCAGTAGCAACCGGAGTCCAGGACACAGAGACGGGGCTCGCAGACGAGCACGTCGTGGACATGGATCCCGCAATCGGAATGAAGCAGGACGACACTGCTCAGTTCATGACGATCCTCGGGAAGCTGCCTTCCAAGGCCGCAACCCAGATCAAGGTGAACTGGCTGGAGGACGAGTACATGCCGGTACTCACGTCCCTCGCGTCCGGCTCAATCACGGCAACCGGCCAGACGGCGATCTCGGTCGCGTCCGGCGAAGGCGCGTACATCCGTGCCAACGACATCCTCTACATCGCAGAGACGGGCGAGAAGGTCTCGGTCACATCGCTGACCGGCGACGCTCTCACCATCGTGCGTTCGGTGGGTGGCGTTGCTGCGGCAACCGCCTCGACCGGCTCGCAGGTCGTGATCCTCGGGCCTTCATCCGCACAGGGAGCCGACACCGGCACCCTCAAGGCGACGAAGCGCGTTCTGGGGTTCAACTACACCCAGATCTTCCGTGACCCGTTCGGGTTCACGGGTACCGAGGCAGAGGCCGAGCTGTACGGCGCAGACGACCCCGAGCGGGAAACCGCGAAGAAGGCCGTCGAGCACCGTCGGCACCTCGAAGCCAGCCTGTGGGTCGGAGGGCGCGACTTCACGTCGAACCCGCCGAACTCCATCGGCTACATGGGCGGAGTGTCCGAGTTCCTGGTCTCCAACGTCTTCGCGACGTTCGGAGCGATCAGTCTCTCGGGCTTCGACCTCAAGATGCAGCAGATCTTCCAGCAGGGCTCGATGAACAAGGTTCTGTTCATGGCGCCGACCGCTGCTGGCGCTCTGTCGCGTCTGCTCGCCAACAACTGGGTTCGTGCCACGCCTGGCGAGAACGTCTACGGCGCGAAGGTCAACGCCTTCGTGAACGGGGCGTATGGCGACTCCGTTCCGGTGATCGTCAAGAGGGAGTGGGGAGCGTTCTCCACCGCAGGGTTTTCCCTGGGTGGCGCGGTCTTCGCCCTCGACCTCGACCGTGTTTCGCGGCGTCCGTTCAGGAACCGCGACACGCGCCTCCTGCCGAACCGGCAGGGCAACGGCGAGGACAAGGTGGTCTTCGACTACCTGACCGAAACGTCCCTGGAGCTGAAGAACGAGTCGGCTCATGGGGTGTTCTGGGGCGTCACCGGCTGATCCAGCCTGGTGACCCTGGTGTGGTGGGGGGCCTCGGCCCCCCGCCTCACCGAATCCGACGCACCATCGAAGGAGAGTGAACGCGCATGGCGCGATTCGTTTCGCAGTACAAGGGGTACTCGCACGGAGTGCGTGCAGGCAAGGAGGCTCGTCTCGGCCCGAACGGCGTGATGATCCCCGAGCAGCCCGCGTTGGAGGCCAAGTTCGAGCACGAGCAGATGGACGCCGAGGCGGTCTTGATCGCCAAGAAGCCCATTGAAGAGGGCGGGCTCGCGAACAGCAATCCGCTCAAGCCCCCGTTCCACGGTATGCAGGAGAACGAGGCCGGTCGTGAGTACGATGTCACGCCGCGTCTCGCGCTCTTCGACTCCGAGCGGGCGCAGCTCAAGAACGAGTGGACTGACGAGGATCGGATTCTCGTTGAGGACACTCTTCGGGCCTCGAACTTCAACGGCGTCCACTTCGTGGAGGTTGTCCCCGAGCCACCCGTCAAGCCGTGGCGCGGATACGACGACGAAACCGATGCTGACCAGATCCTGTACCTGGCGAAGGCCATCGACGCCGACCTGAATCAGGTCATCGCGTACGAGGCTGCCAACCAGAACCGTCTCGAAGTCCTCTCGGGCCTCGAACTGGCGGCGCAGGAGCAGGCAGAGGAAACGACGGTCGTCACCGCGTGAGGCACGCAGAAACAGCGGCCCGGATCGCGCATGTAGAGAGCGTGATCCCGGACGTGTCTCGAACTCCCGACGAAGGGTGCCTGGCGACCTTCTGGCGTCAGGCATCCATCGGGACTTCGTACGTCCGCTGCGCCGTCCCGGCGCGCTGGCTTCCAGCGCAGATGATCGGCTTCGAGATGTCCGACCTCAAGTGGGAGGGCGACGAAGACACTGGCCACATGGTCATGCCCCGACAGCGGGGCGCGGCGATCTGGCAGTTCCTCGGCGACGACGTGCGCGGCCGTGTTGCTCTCGCGCAGCAGGAGACCGGCGTCCGCACCCTCTTGGAGGTGGACGACAACTACCTCTACTCGCCGGGCAAGTGGTACCCGTGGGCGAAGACCCACGAGGAAGCGATGGCCAACCGCGGCACGACCGTGGGCCATAGTCACGAGCAGCACCGCCACCTCGCAGGGCTCGTGGACGGCATCATCGTCACCACCGACTTCCTGGGCGACCGCTACGCAGATTTCAACGACAACGTGTACGTGTGCCCCAACTCCGTTGACCCGAACGACTGGGACTGGGAGCGGCCCGAGCCCGACGGCATCCTCCGTATCGGGTTCGCCGGAGCGCCGACACACATCTTCGACTACGCCCTGGTCAAGCGCGCGCTCAAGTGGGCGCAGCGCCAGGAGGGCGTCGAGGTATACCTGATGGGGTTCCATGCCACCGGGTTCACCGGCACGCGTATGGACTGGACGGACTCCATCCCGGAGTACCAGCGCCAGCTCGGGCTCCTCGACGTGGGCCTCTGCCCCGTCGTCAACCAGAACTGGATCAAGGGCAAGTCCGACCTCAAGGCCCTGGAGTACGCCATGGCTGGCGCGCTGCCAGTGGTCTCCCGCACGCTGCCGTACCTGCCCTGGCTCGAACGCGACTACCCCTACGTCGCCCAGACGGAGGAGGACTGGATGCGCGTCGTCCAGGATCTCGTGCGCAACCGTGACAAGATCGCGGGCGCCGCCGCCGAGGCGAAGGAGTACGTCGAAAACGAGCGCATGATCTACAAGAGCATCGACCGCTGGAGGGAGGCGATCCGCGCATGACCGTAGTTGCCAAGCCCACAGGACGGCCGGTGATCCCCCGCGCCGTAGACAACGACCCGGAGAATGTCGTCATCCGTCGCGACGAGCACAGGCCCGAGGCGAAGGCCGCGGCCCTGATCGCCTTGGAGCCCCACGACATGGGGCGCCTCAAGGCCGGGTATATCTGCGTGAACTGCTACGAGGATCTCGACACCGCGTACCCCGACGCCTGTCCCGTTTGCCGCTACCCGATGGCGACCAAGCAGGCCGAGCGCGTGGCCAAGGAGTTCATCGGCGACGTGGCGGTAGGCCCCACGACCACCCTCGAAGACGAGCGCCTGATCATGCAGGAGATGCGCGCGCGTCGAGAGCGCGAGCTGCGCTCGAACGACATCCTGGTGGTCAAGCCCCAGATCATCGTCCCCAGGGGCTTCTGATGCCCCGCCGTGTCCGCTTCATGACGTGGCGCACCCGCAAGCAGCGGAAGCGCCGCGGCCAGGAGAAGGAGAGACGACGTGGCAAACTCAAGCGAAAAGACTGAGGAGATCAAATGCTGAACCCCATTGACTCCAACGACCCTATTAGCTCGATGTCCAGTAGGCAGTTGCTGGAGTCCATCTTCGGTGACACGTTCAAGCTGGCAGTCGGTAGCGTAGATCCCTCAAACCCACCCAACGTGATCGGGGCTAGTCGTGTGCTGCTGGCCGTCGGAGGAAACTACGCCGATAGCGGATCTGGCAACATCTACCAGCTTACGTCCTACATAGAGAACACGGGGACACGACCTGCTGTTGGTGTTTTCGGATTCGGCAAAGCTAAGGGCTCAGGAGCGAAGGCATGGGGCGGCAACTTCGCCGCCTACGCTGAACACGCCACCGCGGGGTCTGTGATCGCGCTGGAGATCAACGGCGGGCGTCTCGTCGCGGGCTCCGGTGCGGCTTACGGAATCGTCGTCTCCAACTACGGCGGCAACGGCATGACGAACCACATCCAGCTCCAAACAGGAGCGGCGGGTTCTGTCGCCACTGACGGGATCGTGTTCGAGGCAGGAACCGGGTTCGAGCCTGTCTCCGGCCGGATGATCCGCACCTCTGGCGTCTGCAACGCGCAGTACGGGATCGACTTATCCTCCGGCGTCTTCTCCGTCTACGGCATCTCGATAGGGACGAACCCGATGCTCGCGGGCCTTGGCACACACGCCAAGTCCACTGACGTTGCCGAGGTTCTGCTTGAGCTGGAGAACCTCTCCACCGGCAGCAACACGTCGAAGGGCATGGTGCTGTCGTTCGTCGGGCGCGACACAGTGAACGCGCGGAAGGTGGCGGCTTACATCCAGGCGTTGCCCCAGGATGTGAACTGGCAGGGAAGCGTCATCAGCTTCCAGACGCGTGTCTCGAACGTCGTCGCCGAGCGCATCCGACTTTCAAGCACCACGCTCCAACTCAACAACCTCTTCGAGGAATGGGACGAGATTGCCGCCCCGGCTAGCCCGGCTGCAAACAAGGCTCGACTGTTCGTCCGCGACAACGGCTCGGGCAAGACGCAGCTCGCCGCGATCTTCCCGACCGGAGCCGTCGTGCCGATTGTGACGGAACCGTGATACTCAGACCTTTCAAGTACGTGCTCGTGGCTGTCGCCCTTGAGGTTGACGAAGACGGCCATCCTGTCGCGGAACACGCCAGCCAAGAGACCGTGGTCTACGGCAAGGAAAACCTCTTTGCGGCGATTGAGGCGTTTGAGTCGTCCCTGAAGTCCACAGAAGAGGAGTCTCGTGCCGAGCCTGACCGTGCTCAACGAAGCCACTGAGACTGCCACAGCCCTAACCGAAGACGCGCCAGGGCTGGCGTGCAGCGAAACCCTACCCTGTAGTGAGAACCTTGCCTGTCACGATGGCGGCGTCTCGCTCGCGATACTGACGGAGGCGTAATGCCGTATTCCCCTACCACCTGGATCGAAGGCATCACCAAGCTCGGCCCCACGCGCATGAACGCCATCGAGCAGGGAATCGCCGCGGCGATCCCGGCGGACATCGTGGACGCCAAGGGTGATCTCATCCTGGGTACCGCGGCCGATACAGTCGGACGCCTTGCGGCGGGTGCGGACAACGAGGTTCCGATCTACTCTTCCGGCCAGGCTACCGGCATGAAGAAGAGCAAGATCGCCGATGCCAACGTGAGCGACACCGCCGGAATCCTTCAGTCCAAGCTCGCGTTTGACGCCTGGGCGGCGTGGTCGCCCGCCTGGACTGCTACCGGAACGGCGCCCGCCCTGGGAGACGGAACGCTTGTTGGGCGTTTCGTGGTGATAGGCAAGACGGTCTTCTTCACGATCCTGCTTACCTCTGGGGCCAGCACCACTTACGGCACCGGAGACTACCGCTTCTCCCTGCCAGTGACGGCCCTCTCAACGGCGCAGATCAACGGTGTGGCGTACTCGGTGAATGCGGGGGTGGCGCGGTATGGTGCCCAGCCCTTGCTGCTAACGACTACCACGGTTGAGATGATCAACAATGTGCATCCCGGAACCCGCGTGGGACAGTTGGTGCCGTTCACCTTCGCTGTCGCAGACCAGATTTCAGTGGCCGGACAATACGAGGCTGCCTGATGAACCTCACCACCTTCCGACTCCGCATCCAGCGCACCGTGGGCCTCGCAGGAGGCACCGCTGGGGACGAGCAGACCTTGATCGACGGCTGGGTCAACGAGGCCGTCGAGCAGTTCCTGATCGAGACCAAGGCCGTCAAGAAGACGGCCTCGCTCACGCTTGCGGCAGGGCAGGGGGACTACACCATCGACGCCGACATCCTGGCGTTCGAGGATCTCTACATCGACCCCGCCGACGGCACGCAGGAGTACATGATGGTGCCCGTGGACACCTGGGACATCCGCCGCGCGCGGCGCGTCACCAGCTCGCCGGGGGTGCCTCCCTACCATTACGCCTACGAGTCGCAGATGCTCATGATCTACCCGACTCCGGTCTCGTCGAGCGACACCGTTCACATCGTCTACGTCGCCAAGCCTTCGGCGCTCTTGGCGAGCGGATCTGACTCTCCGTCGGACGCCACGCGGGGCAACATCCCCTCCCAGTACCACCCCGTCTTGGAGGCATACGCCATGTGGAAGGCGGCTGAGTACTCGAACGACGCACCGTCCGGTATGGGCGAGAAGTTCCGGGCCGCGTACGAACGAGGCATCCTCCGCGTCAAGATCCTGGAGAGCCGCAAGGCCGGAGTGCGCGTCTCGCGCGCCCGTGTTGGCTGGCGGCGTAGCATCCCGGCGCGCCCTGGCATAGATCTGGGGGACTGACGTGGCTAGGCCGTTTCCCCTCCAGAAGAGCTACCGGGTGGGCATGAGGCGCGACGGCGCTCGCGAGGCTCTTCCCGAGGGTGCGCTCTGGAACATCGTGGACTGGATTCCCGAGATGCTGAACGCCCGCCTGCGCAAGCGTGGTGGGTATACACACGCCTCGCAGAACCTGGCGTCCGTGCAGCCCTCGGCGTCATACGTCAACGCTGGGATCGTGGCTGAGTACCTGGCCGGGCAGTCGATCCTCGCGTTCGACGA